GGCTGTCTCTGCGTTGTGGTCTGTCTACCGAGATGTGGGGGTGTACTGATGCCGTGGCAACCACTACGCCGGTGCAATGAGCCGGGATGTAATAAGCGGGTGAAATCCGGCAAGTGTGATGAGCATAAGCGGGATGCCCGCCGACAAAGCGATAGCCGAAGAGGTACACGAACAGAGCGCGGTTACTCCAACCGCTGGGGCGAATACCGTCGTCATTTTCTGAAAGCTAATCCGCTGTGTGTCCACTGTCTCAAGGCTGGCGTCTATACATCGGCAACTATCGTCGATCACATCATCCCTATCGAGGGTGAGGCCGATGTGCTGTTCTGGCCCGCCAGTAATCACCAGTCGTTATGTGCTGCCTGTCATGGCCGGAAGACAACTACAACAGACCCGGTGACTAAGCAGCAGCGTAAAGCCGGTAAGTTCCGTGAGCAGGAAGAAGCAGCACGTCATCGCACCGACTGGATCTATGAGGCAAACAATGACTGAGCAGGAACAGCAGCGCCTGATTAGTGGGCTGATAAAGCAGCGCGAGGCATGGCAACCAGCCAGACAGAGAGCGCACACGAAGCCCGCAGCAAAGCGCATGAGCCAGCGTGACCGGGAGCTTATGGAATGCTTCCGCAACCGCTGACAGGGCGCATGGACGGGGTGGGGGAGGTTTTCAGGACAAACCCCTCCGGGCGAGGAACCACCCGCCCCCTCAAATTTTTACGCACGGTGATTTTTTTGAAAATAAAACGCGATGGAAACGAGAAATTTTTATGGCAAGACCACCAAAACCGCCAGCTTACCTTGATGAGTTAGCCGCGCAGCAGTGGAAAGCAAAGGCGAAGCAGCTGGCCGAACGCGGTGATCTGACTCCCGCCGACTGGAACAACCTTGAGCTTTTTTGCGTCAACTATTCGATGTACCGCAAAGCCGTGGAAGACCTTGCCAGCCGTGGATTCAGCATTGTGAACAGCCAGGGCGGCGAGAGTCGAAATCCAGCGCTAAGCGCAAAGGCCGACGCTGAAAAAATCATGATTAAAATGTCGTCGCTGCTGGGCTTTGATCCGGTAAGCCGCCGCCGTAACCCGGTAGAAACGGAAGAGGAGGACGAGCTTGACCGTCTGGAATGAGTACGCAAATGCGATAAAAACGGGCGAAATTCCGGCCTGTAAGCGCGTAAAACAGGCCGTGGAAAGGTACTTTTCAGACATGAATGACCCTCGTTATGAGTTCGATACGGCGACCGTAGAGCGGTTTATTGCCTTCTCCCGGCTCTGTCCACACGTCAAAGGCCCGCTGCGGGGCCAGCCTATCGAGCTGGAGCCGTGGCAGCAGTTCGCCTTTGCTAACCTGTTGGGCTTTAAGGTCAGGGAGTCAGGCCGCCGGAAGTACAGCAGCGCCTTTATTGAAGTGCCGCGCAAGAACGCTAAATCCACCGTGGCCGCCATGCTGGCTAACTGGTTTCTGGTGATGGAGAAGGGCCAGCAGGATATCTACACGGCGGCGGTGAGCCGGGATCAGGCTCGAATCGTATTCGACGATGCCCGCCAGATGTGCCTGCTGTCAAAACCGCTGAAAAAGCGCGTAAATATTCAGGCGCATAAAGTCATTTTCCCGAAGAGCAACAGTCTGCTAAAGCCGCTGGCGGCGAAAGCGGCCACCATTGAAGGGACTAACCCCAGCCTGGCGATTGTCGATGAGTACCACCTACACCCGGATAACGGCGTTTATTCCGCCCTTGAGCTGGGTATGGGCGCACGTCCTGAGGCGATTTTGTTCGCCATAACGACCGCCGGGAGTAACGTTGTCTCCGCCTGTAAACAGCATTACGACTACTGCTGTCAGATTCTGGCCGGGGAAGAGAGCAACGATTCGCTGTTTGTCCTGATCTACGAGCTGGACGACGAAAGCGAGGTTGAGCAGCCTGAAATGTGGATCAAGGCCAACCCTAACCTGCATGTGTCCGTTGACGCGGCGAAGCTGGAATCCACCATCCAAAAAGCGCGGGGTATACCGTCACAATGGGTGGAGATGCTGACCAAGCGTTTCAATATCTGGTGTCAGGGTTCCACTCCGTGGATGGGGGCCGGGGCATGGGATGCCTGTGCACTCGATTATGCCGAAGAAGATCTGGCCGGGATGGAGTGTTACGCCGGATTTGACCTGTCCTCAACCAGCGATATTACCAGTGTGAGTTACGCTTTCCCGTTTGAACGCGAGATCAGGCTTCTTACCCGGCACTATCTACCCGAAGCGCAGCTACTTAACGTTGCTAACAAAAACCGCGCCATCTATCGCCAGTGGGTAAAAGCGGGCTGGATACGAACCACCCCCGGGGACTGTATCGACTATGACCGCATCCGTGACGATATCCTGCGCGACGCTGAAACATTCAATATCAGGCTGGTGGGCTTTGATACGTGGAACGCCACACACTTGCGCACCCAGTTGCAGGGGGCTGGCCTCGATGTGGAGCCGTTCCCGCAAACCTATCTGAAATTCAGTCCGGTAGCGAAATCCTTTGAGGTGTTCGTTAATCGCAGAGTGGTGCGCCACCGTGGCGATCCGGTTCTGGCCTGGGCGATTGGAAACGTGGTGATGGAGTCCGACGCTAACGCCAACATTAAGCCCAACAAAAAGAAATCCTCTAACAAGATAGACCCTGCGGTATCTGCGCTGATGGCGTTCGGCACCTTCCAGGCTGAGCATGAGGATTTTGCTTTCGATATGAGCGACAGCCACAAACAACGGCTGGCGACATTTAACGGTATCTGACTGGAGTAAAACTATGAATACAGCAAACCATGAAACCATGAGCACGATCCTTCTGAGCGGCTCGCTGGCTAAACTTTTTGGCCGTACTCACCAGCGGCTTATTGGCCCGACACGTGAGGCGTTTACTGCGTTATCCGCCACCATTCCCGGCTTTCAGAAATTCATGAATACCAGCAAAGCCCGAGGGCTAACGTTCGCTGTATTCGTGGACAAAAAGAACGTTACTCAGGATGATCTCGATTTTCCGAACGGCAACAGGACTATTCGAATTGTTCCCGTCATAATCGGGAGCAAAAAAGCTGGCGTACTGCAAACAATTCTCGGCGCTGCGCTAATTGCAGTGGGGGCTGTGCTGAGTTTTACACCCTGGGCAGCAGCTTCACCATTTATCTATAAATTTGGCGCAGCGATGGCCTTGGGCGGTGTTGTTCAGATGCTATCACCTCAACCTACGGGTTTAGCCAGCAAACAAAGTGCCGATAATAAAGCCTCGTATGCGTTTGGTGGCGTTACTAATACTGCCGCGCAGGGCTATCCGGTACCATTGCTTTACGGTAAGCGCCGTATCGGCGGTGCAATCATATCGGCGGGTATCTATGTGGAGGATCAGCT